ATTCATCTTTTTCTTTTTGTGAAAATGTTTCAACTCCAAAATCTATTGGTCTCCACTTATCCGTTCTTTTTGCTAAGTTCAATGAAATTGCCTGTTCAAATACATTTCTTCTTGATAAGAAAAAAACAATATCATGTGAATCTATCAAATCTAAATGTATTTTTTTCTGTGGATAAACACCATACTTAATTCCAAGAGTATTTTTATCTTTGTATATTCTATCTAAAAATTCTGTAATACCTAAACTACTAACTAATCTATTGAGATTATCATCAAATCCAAACTCCCATACAAATTTCTTTGATGAAACTTCTTGTAGTGTTTTACAAAATTCAGTTGTCCCACTACGACTACAACCTAATACTAATACTTTATTTAAATGCATTTCCTAACATCCAAGTTATTAATGAGTAACGAGTTCCTTTAGTGATTGGTGTTACTCTATGTGATAAAAACGCGGGAAATATTGTGATACTCCCTCTCTCTCTTGTTGAGGTATAATTCTTTTCACCTGAATCATCTGTGATTCCAAATTCTAAGTTTCCACCCTCGTATGTTGTTTCATCTGATAACTGAACAATAGCAGTTAGTTTTCTCTTAGAAGTTTTTTTAGAACCACAATCAGTATGCCATTCATATTTACCCCCAACACCATACTTTAAAAGTTTTACATCTTCCATCTTCTGTATATCAAAATTCCAAATTGATAAGTTTGATAATTCAAAAACCATTTTTAGTTTATTTCTTAATGTATCATCTTTGAATATAACTTCTTTATTATCACGAACTTTTTTATTTAAAATATTTTCATCATACTTTCCTGCAAGTTCTGAATCATTTGGATTTAATTCATCCAAATATTTTATCAAGTTATCACATTGTGAATCGGATAAAAAATTTTCTTTATGAACTACAAATTTAAAGTTATCATTTTGTATCATACGAAAGTATCTCCTACTGCCCAACAAACACAAGAATATCTCTCACCCTTTGTAATTGGTTTAACCTCGTGTCCTGCAAATGATGGATGTATAATTAATTTTCCAACTTCAGGTTCTACTATTGTTCCATCAAACAATCTAAACTCCCCACCCTCATAATCTTGATGGTCGTTTAAAAATACAATACAAGTTAATTTTACTGAACTAAACTTTTGTATTGAATGAAAATCTGAATGTGGATTATACCAATCACCTACATCATATCTGTGTGCCTGTAATCTGTTTTCAAATATTCCACTTAAATTATATTTGAATGTTGTTATGTTTGCAATTTGTATTGCACTCCAAAACTTATCAAGATACTTTTGTTCATCTGTTCTACTGATATTTAACATACAAACATTATCATCCATTACTGTCCTATCTTCTAAGTTTTGAACATAATGCCCTTTCTTTCTTGATGAGTTTTTATCTATATGTTCTATCATATATTCACATTCATCTTTTGAAAAGAAATTAGGTTTGGTAATAAACCATCTAAAATCTTGGTTTATCTTCAACTCTTCCATGTTTATATTTTTATATCTCATTTAAAAGTATTTCCTTCTATAAAAGTTATTAAACTATATCTATCATGTTTACTAAATTGTAAAACTTTATGTGCTGCAAACGATGGAAATATAACCACTCTACCTTTTTTTGCTTCAATTGTTTGATTCCAAATCTGTAATCCACCACCTTCAAAATCATCATTTAAAAATATCACACAAGATAATTTAGTACAACTATTAACAACCTTTCCATCCCCTGCTGCAAAATCTGAATGAAGAACATTATCCTCAACAAATGAATCTACTGGATATAACTTACCACAAGAGTGTTGTATTTTTGATATATCGAATTTATAAACTAATGTATTAGATATCTTTATTACTTTCCATATCTTATCTAATAACTTTTCATTTTCTATATCAACATTTTTACAATCTTTACCCCAAATAAAATTATCTTTGTTTACATTACCATCTATAAACTTAATTTCATCATCACACTCTTGAGATGATAGAAAGTTATCTCGAACTAAAAACCATTCAAAGTTTTTATTTGCAATCACCTAAAATGGTCTCCTACAAATAATTCTTGAATTACATATCGTTTACCTTTAGTGACTGGTGTTACATTGTGTGATAAGAATGTTGGAAAGATTGTTAGTGAACCTTTTTTCTTTTCCATTGTGTACCATTCTTTTGTATCTTTATCTTGGATACCGAATTGAACATCTCCACCCTCATATTCACTTGGGTCTGTTAATTGGATTATTCCTACTAACTTTCTTACTGAACAATAACCTGCATTAAAATCTGTGTGCCAACCATAAAATCCACCATCTTGGTATTCTATTAGTTTTAATTCATCATGATAACCTCTGATATCAAATTTGAAAATATCTTTATTTACCATTTGAATAATCGTGTACATTTTCTCTTGTATCCAACCCCAATCATTGGCAGTTTTATCAGGTCTCATATCATTTAATGGTTGGTCTGTTAAGTACCACTCTTTTGTTTGTCTGATTTCTGGTATGATTACACTACCTCTTTCATCACCAACACAACCTACAACCTGTTCTTCTGTATCTGTAACTTGTTTAATTATTTCATCGCACTTTTCATGTGATAAAAAATTTGGTATTTGAATTGAATACTTAAAATTATTATTATGTTTATATTTTCCCATCATTAACAACCTTTTTAGTTTTTATTAAGGTGAGTTGTGAGTTACAATATCATGAGCAATAATAGTTCCATAATCTTGTTCTAACAAGTTATATGTTATATATTCTCCCTCAATTTTATTGATTTCTACAATTTCTACCCAACCATCTAAATCTCTAACATAATCACCAACTTTTATAATACCACCACCATTTTCTAAAAACATTGGATTGTTCTCAGCAATTGTAGACCAACCTTTATCTCTCAATAAAAATGGATGGTTATCAGTTGCTTTAATTGTTTGTCCACTTTCAACTTTGATTCCATAACAATTATCATGTAGTTTCTTTCTTATCATATTTACTTTACCCTCTTTAAACTCTTCAGTTTCTTCATCGTATTGTAAAATACTTTCACCTAATTCTACCTCATCAATTCTTTTGTAATTACCCTCACCCATATTAATTACTTGGTCTTCCATTAAACAGAATTTGTTATGAACTAATACATCATTTGCAAAATAGTTATGGTTTGTTGTTATTTCTAATGAATAAGTTTGGACTGGATTTATATCTTCAACAATATTAGTAATTTCTCTTTCCACTAATTTACCATCACGAAGTTCTAAACACTTATCACCAACTTCTAATTGATTTGATTCTATATCATATCTTTTTTTAGTCCACTCTGGTTTATATGAACTCCAACCTTTTCCAACAACCCAATAAGGATGGTCAAATGTATTTTTAGTAGTTTTACTATTAAAACTTATTTCTATGATATCAGCGTGAACTGGCATATCAATCGTGGTAACTTTACCTATCTGAACTTCTTCATCTTTGAAATTATAATTCATAACCTCATCACCAATTTCAATTCTTTCAATAGCCTTTGTAGTTCCATCACCCATAGTGATTGGTGTTCCTGCTACAAAACACTTTGGTGGAATATTGTGAACCAATATATTTGATTGGAAGTAAGTATCGATATCCTCAACATCAAGTGAGAACCAAAGTGTATCACCATTATTTTCAGTTATTGATGTAACCTCTGTTTCATCACCATTTGGGTCTAAAAGATAATCTCCAGTTCTAATACTATCTGTTGTTATCCATGACCAAGTATCTCCTTGTTTTACAAAATATCTAATATCACTACTATCCTGTTGTAAATTATAAGGTGCTTTAATACTACCATTAATTAAATAATATCCGTAATTTTCTGTTTTCATTGTTTTAGTAACAATTGAACCTTGAGTAGTAGAACCTGATAAATCTGTCGTAGTATAAGATAAATAATCCTGTGATTCATCTGGCATTCCATATGGTTGATAACTTAAAACAACATCCCCAACTTCAACATCTTGAACTTGTTTTGTTGAACCATCATACATTTTAATTAAACTACCACTTGCAGATGTTTTTGCTCTTTGTGCTATATAATCCCAACTATCTGTTGATGTTGGATTTAGTTTAATATATTTACCAGCATCTCTATCAGCAAACACAATAACCTTTTCTGGTGTCATCATAAAATCTACTTTACCAACACCCAAGTATGATTGTCCATCTCTATAACTTCCACTATGAACAACATATTGTTCAATCAAATCATTATTATCTACCGCATCTTGATAACTTGAACTTGTTGAATTGTATGTGTAAAATCCAACTGCATTAGTTTGAATACCTGAATCTATAGTTGCACCTTTAACTACATAATCTGGGAAATTGTTATTTGGTGTATAAGATGATGTATTAAATGTTGGTATCAAAGAAGAACTAAATGGTGAATTAGAAAGTATATCTTTAAAATCATCTTTATCAAAAGAACTACTAACAATATCTAACAAACTATCATCTGAGTACCAAGGCGTTTGAAAAAATAAATGAAAACTACCTGAGTGTTGTGCTTGACCTCTTTGTGAAAAATAAGTGTGTGTTGTATTATTGTTATATTCAAAATTTGTTGATATTCCATGTCTTGCAAAACTTGAACTAATTAACGATTGTTGCAAATATGATGGATTTTGTTTTTTACCTGAAATGCCATTAATGTAACAAGTCGTGTATCCTTTTTCATTTGCATAATCTGATATTACATCAAAGTAACTACCAGTCTGTATTGCTGAACTACCAACAATTCCTACATTTGTATTAAATTCTACAAACTTTACTTCGTTGGAACCACTTTCTATAATGTAATCCATACCACCAAGAATTCCAGCATTTGATAATGATGGCCAATCACCTACACTTCCTGTGATGTAATTAATAAATTCTTTTGTTCTTGTTATCTGTGTTGACATATCTTTTCCTTAGTTCTTATAAAACTTTTCATATATAAATATCAAATACCATTAATTTCGGTGAAAATATTTTCTTTCATTACACTACGAGCAGGTTTATTCCATGTATCTAATTGTATTGTAGCAGTATCAAACCCTCGTTTCACTACTTCATTACATCGTAACCAAACTAAATCATTACCCAACCCACTTTTTCTAAATTTAGGTGTTACATAACGATTGTTTAAATAAGGATATTTTCTATTCCAATCTATAAATGCCCAACCCTCAGTAACTGGTAATGGTAAGCCTTCTCTACCATTACCGATTAGATAGAATGTCCAATTGTTATCCAGTCTATACTTTAAATCATCGAGATTCCAATTTTTCCAAGGCTTTCTGTGTGCCTCGCCACTACTATACCCATAAGAATCTTTGAAATTATCCAACTCAATTTGTATAGATTCTAACTGATATGGACTGAAATTATACTTATCAAACTCTAAATAAATACGAGTTTCTCGTGGTGTGTAATTACTTAAATCAATTTTGTAATACACTATTCACTCGGTTGAATTTGACTCATCATGTTCTTTGGTATTGAACCACAATTACCACATGCAAATACTTGAATTGGTACAATTGCCTCTTTACCATTTGGACTCATTAATGCAGATATTCTTTTCAGAAAGAATGATTGTATGAAAGATGCGTTTCCACATTCTTCACAAGTTATTGTTTCTGTATCACTAATGTCTACAGGTTGTGGTGGTTCTTGATATTTTCTATTTTCACTCATTTGTAACTCCTTTAAAAGTTTGTGAATATTTCTAAGTTATTATAATGTTCTCGAAGTGAATTAACTTTATCTACTTCACTTCTAAAATCTTTGTAGTTTGGATGCTCTTCACTATTAATATTTTTAATCTTCCAAACTAAATCTGAAAAGGTTCCCCAATTATTTATATGTATGAAATTTACTTCTGTTTTCATTCCGTTTAGTTTTTGAAAGTAATCTGACATCTCAACAAAACCTTTCATTTCTTTATAATTATTATCTTGTGTAACAAATGTCATTCTTACAAAATCTAAATTAGGTATCTTTGTAAATATAAAATGTAAGTTCTCTTGTAGTATATCCCAATTACCACCCAATCTAATTTCATCATAGGTTTCTTTTGTACATGCATCAATACTGATTTCTGCAGTAACTCTTGGAATCTCGTGTAGATTACTTAACTGATTCCATCTTTTCTCTGTCCACCCATTTCCATTTGTATGTAGATGTAGATTTCTTGTATCAGGATATTTTTCCATTGTGATTGATTTCAATAGATTCCTCCAAAACTTACCACCAAATCCATCACCACTTGCTGTAATGTATAACTCATTTGCGTTATCCATTGCATCACATAAAATTATTTCTTGTATCTTTTCAGATTTCTCTCTTTCTTTACCCTTAGTTTGTATGAAATCCATTCTACAACTTGGACATTTTAAATTACAACTTCTATCGTGAGAGAATATAACACATTCTGGCCCCCATGGCAACTTCACCATTTTCTCTGAAATGATTTGTTTCCACTTCTCTTCACCATTTGGATTTATTTCTTTTGCATTCCATAACTTATGATATGTTGATTCATCATAAATTGGAAAGTATCCATTATCATAGATGGTTTCATCTATATCATCATTGTACCAACGATTTAAAAACCCACACTCAGTAGAATCACAATACTTGAAATCGCCATCGTGCATTGATTGTCTAAGTTTTTGTGAAGTTTCTCCATTCCAAATATCTTCCCATTTATCTTCTAATGAATTACCACTCGGGCCACAAGTTATCCAAGCGTTTTTCCATTTTTTAGATTGTTCATTCCATTCACCAGATACGCATTGCCATACTTTACCATCGTGGAAAAATTCTGCATTTCTGAATGGTGCTACACAAAATCCCTTTCGTTTCACTTTACCTTTCCGATTATCTCAACAAACATTGCCATAACATTTATCTCTTTATCCACAACTACAGCATCACTTTGTTGATACTGAGCCAATATCAATATACATTCTGCAACATGACCTCTACCCCAATCATCGACTGTATCAAATAACAATCTGAATAAATCAGAGAAATCTGTTACCTTTGAATCTGCAAGTGTTTGTCTGATATTCTTGAATGAGTTTTTCTTATCTTGTGTTTTTAATATCTCTAACACTTGATTCTTATAATCATTTTGAATACTCATTCCCTCATCAATAACAAGTTTATCATCTACAACCTGTCGTTGTGCTGCATTTATCACTCTTCTTAAATCAGGAAACCCACCATTAACTATTGTTACAATATCATCAATATTAGTTTCTACACCCTCTTGAGTTAAGATATTTGATAAGTGAACTGCAACTTGTTTTCTATCTGGTGGAATTATCTGAAATGATTGACACCTTGATTGTATTGGGTCAATGATTCTCTCAACATAATTACAAGTTAGGATAAACCTACAATGTTTACTAAATGTTTCCATTAGGTTTCTTAATGCAGCTTGTGCATTTGGTGTAATGTAATCACACTCATCTAATATAATTACTTTCATCTCTTGAAACCCAAGTGTTGATGCAAAGTTCTTAACTTTATCACGAACCACCTCAACACTATTCTCATCAGATGCGTTTATATAAAGGTAATCACACTCTATATTATTAACAAGTAATTTAGCGAGAGTGGTCTTACCTGTACCGGCTCTTCCATACAATAGAAGATGTGGTAAGTCTCCACTCTCAAGATACAACTTGACTTTACTTCGTAGGTGTTCATTACCTATGTAAGAGTCAAGGGAAGAAGGCCGATACTTTTCTACCCAAAGGGAATTTTTTATTTCACTCATATTTTTCTCCATATCCAAATTGGTTCACAAAATGTTTTATCTTTTGTTTTTTCTGCAAGTTCTAATGATTCTTCGGTGAACCTATCATCTGAAGCAGTTCCTGCTCCACCACTATTAGGTCGTTTTGCCATTTCCATTCCAATACAACCTTGATATTCTGAATCACTAAATGTACTTAGGAAATCATTCATTGGATTACAAATCTCTAACCAAAGTTTCCCACCAGAATTTAATCTTTTTTGTTTTGCTCCACTACTTGCGTAAACATCAGATATATTTACCATTAAATATCCACCACTTTTGATTGATGGCCATATTTTTTCTAAAGTTTTATGTAAGAACTTCTCGTTCCACTCTTCAATAGTTTTATATCTAACCCAACTTTGAGTATCATCGTAACTATATCTCTCAACACCAAAATAAGGTGGTGATGTAAATACGGTATCAAACTCACCCATTTGAGTAAACTCAACTTCTTCTGCAGGTGATATAACAAAATCAACTGTCTTATCAACTTCAAACATAGTTCTATGTTTATCATAAAACTCTGCCTGTTCTTGATAGATAGGATGATTTTCTTTTCTCGGGTCTATTCCAAGATAATATTCACCCGTTTCACTACCATAGAATCCAGCCAATCTATCTCCCCAACCTGCTGAGAAATCTAAGATACTTTTACTATCTAATTTATCATACAATACTTTTGCAACGTTAGGTTTGAATTGAGAACAAATATATTTT